ATGGGTAGCCGTAATGGGGATTTCAGGGTTCGCATTGGGAATTTGCGTCTGCATCGGGTTTGTGTTGTACCTACTAAACAAGGAACAAGACGAGTAGTGAAGTGTCCAGTTTGCGATTGGGTGAGAACACCTGACAACCGCTATATGTGCAAGAAGATTGAACGAGTGATTCTTGCGACTCAAATCAAGAAAAGGAAAAAGTATGGGATGGAGAGAATTGACTATCAAGTACGTTAAGGATTTACTCAGAGCCAAGACCCCTTTGGAAGTAGCTGAAAAGGAACTTATTGAGGCGCAACATTTAAAGATGCAGGGTGAGAGTGCTGTTGAATACGCTCAATCAATTGTTGGGTACAACGAGAAACGCATCCACAGGCTAAACAACATCATTGCTGAGTTAAAGGGTGAATACTATGACAGATGAAGATGAGGCATTCAACGAGATTGAGAAGCAAAGTATGTGGCGTAAAAGGGCAGTACAAGCAGCCATATCAACCAACCCATACCGCAGCCAAGTCATTGAAGAAGTAGCTTTAGAGGTTGAGAAGCTAACTGGCTTTGGGAAAGATACGATTGATGGCTTGACTATTTACATCAGGAACATGAAATCATGAAAGAAAAGACAGAGCAGGGTAGGGCAGTCAATCTGCGCCTCACCCAATCCGAATATGCCGAATACGTCAGATTGGGCGGTGTTAAGTTTTTGAGGCTCTTTTTAAGAACTAGTGCAGGAATTCAAAGCCAAGAGCGTAACTTTTGCTCACGTTGCGGTAAACGCACAGCAGACCTGACCACCATTCACACTTGCACACCACCACAGGATTAACAAATGAGCAAAGCACAACAAGTCTTTGAAGCAATGATGCGATCAAAGGGGCATACAGACTTCAGCAGCACAAAAGGTAGATACAACGTGCCAGCCCTGCAAACCCGCTGGAACTACTTTTTAATGGGTTGGGAAATGCGAGCAGTGTTATGAATAAGCCAAAGACTGTATTCGATTGGAAAGATGGCACTCCAAGCATTTGGACAAGGGACAAGGAGATGCGCCAGATAGCACAGGGTAGAGCATGGGGTCAGGCTGCACAAGCTAAAATTGGGCTTCAAGAGAAGCAGCAAATTACCATCTATTCAAGGGCTAAACTTAGTAAATGATTCGTAAGATAAGAACCTTCTACGGCAAGCAGAATGGTCAGCATGGAAGTAAGCAGACCACTGTAGACCAAGGCGTAGCATGGTTATGTGAGAAGTGTGGTGAGGTGATCTTGTACGAACACCTCACCCCTAAACACTTCTGTAGGCGGCTAATTAAGCCTGTAATCCTTGGAGATACTGAGTCTTCCCCGCAACCTTAACGGCGGTGAGTTCTTGCTTCTTGAGGTTATTAGGGTCATAGGAAACGTGTACCCAACCTGAATCAGGGATACCTTGTGTGTAGAACTCTAAGATTAACTGGGTGTAGTCCAAGTTATCCATAATCCATTGAGCCAATTCATGATTTGGGATGCCAACAATCTCTATATCAGCAGCTTGACCCTTGCAATGGTCTGAGGTCTTAGACCCACCAACAGCGGCATTGGATTCAGGGCTGCGATAACCGCTATTTACAGTCACAGACTTACCAAAATGCTCACGCACAGGTTGAAGCACCATTTCGCATAAAGTCTTCAAGTTCTCCAGTGCCTCATCATCAGGGGTATTGTCCAGACCCAACCTAGTGGCTGTATCGGACTTGGTTAGTTCTTTGAGGGTAAAGTTTGCGGAGAGATTCATTTCATTCCTTTCAGGGTTTCGTAGGTTTGGATACATTGGTTGAGTTTTCGGATGGCGGCATCTCCTTCTGAGGCGATGGCGATAAGAGTTTCACTAACCTGTCCACTAAGTTCGGTTCGTGTCTCTCCGCTGTTATCTCCAGCGGTAACGGCGGTAACTGAGGTGGAACATACGGGGCTTTGGGTGGGGATTGACAGGCGCAAAGCACCAGAGGCAACATCAGCCCGTAACTTAGTTTCTTTAATCCTAGCAGCATTCTGTGACTTCCTTAAAGTTTCAGCATAGGTATTTGCTACCTTTACCATGTTTTGCTCAGTCTCTCTTGCCTTGGCATTCAAGGCGGCTATTTCTACTTGCTGGCGGGTATTCTCGTCGTGCTGACCTTTAAAGTACCCACCGCCAGCAGCAGACAATACCGCCATCAAGATACCCAACAGCACCCAAGGATTAAACAGACTCATGGTGCGGGTGGGTCATTGTCAGTTGCTTCAGCCTTGGCGCTTGCATTGGCAATTGCCTTGACTCCAGACCTACCAGCTACACCACCAAGCACCCCAGTGATGAAAACCATTATGGTGCTGATCTGTTGGGTGTAAACCTTGTCAATCGCCGCCATACTGCCGTTCATTGGTTGCGTAACAAACGAAACTGAGTACAGAAACATACCCATAGAAGCCAGCAGAATGGTCACCAAGACCACGATAACGAATGCCCAAACCCTGACTTCAATCTCGTCAGCATTCAGGCGATTATTAGGTTTGTATCCAATGGTAGGCATCACTTTTTCTCCTTTTCGGGGGTTACTAGAAACTCAGGACAAGTACCAGCGGCGGTACAAATGGGAGGCTTGCATTCAGCATTTTGCCAATTCAATGGGTCTTGGCAAGGGTAGCGGTAGCGGTCATCACATCCAACTAGCAGTACCAATAGGATAGATAAGCCCCAAATACAGTAAATATTCATTTCTCTTTCTCTCTTTCCTTTTGTTCAACCTGTCTTCTGAGTTTCTCGACCTTCTCTAACTGTTGGTTAACCTGATGCTTTGCCTCTAACGTGTCCAGCAGAATTATGCCCATGATAGGCAACAGCAATATTACTAGAACACAACAGGCAATCCATCCCACTACATTTTCCCAATCTTGCTTATGAACGCTATCAGAAGCCACAAATATAGGAGGCAGAGGATAGTCACCATTAGATACGCTTGTTTTTCGGCTAGAAGACGCTCCTTTTGCTTTCGTTGCCATATTTCTGCATCCCGATTCTTCCTTGCTTTTGTTTGCTCTGCTGCAATCACATCTCTCATGGCAAAAACTTCAGAATACAAAGCACCCATCTCAGGCGGTGACTGATAGACCATGCACTCTCGTATTGATGTAACCAACCTATCCATCTCTTGCTGTGCAAGAACCCTGTTTAGAGCCTCTTCCATCAAGTTCACATCATCAGAGAAAACTACAGTCCTAGCCTTCTCCTCTGAATCCCTGATATGCGCTTCTAACTGCTCCTGTAGCTTGAAAAACTCAGTCAGGTTCTTAACGATGTCAGCTTTGACTTGAGTTTCGTCAACAGCAACGTAGTCAGACTTTTTAGCCTTTGCCACAGACTTTGTAGCTTCAGGCTTGGGACTACCGCCAAATAGTTTACGCAGTGAACCCCAAAATCCTTTGACCTCTTTGCCAATAGCGACAACTTCATTAGCAGTGTTCCTGATTTCGACAAAAGACTCTTTAGCTTGCTTGTAGAGTTCACAGCCAGCTTGGATGTTCTTAACCAAGCCAGCTGCAAGAAGACAAATACTGATTGGATCAATTTCAGTCTCCTAAGATGCCTGTGGCAGTGCCAAGAGCAGCCGCACCAGATAGCAAGCCTGTAGGCTTCTTCCTTGCCCTGCGATTCAACTCATCTAGCACCGCTCTTTGCTCAATAGGGTCTGTGGTAAACAAACGCTTTTGCAATGCTTCTGATGTTTCACCGCTAATGCCTCTTGATCTTGCTAAAGCATTCTTCAGCAATCCCAATGCTGTGCCAGTTAAGTCACCACTTGAAAGGCTTTGCGTGATGCCGCCCAAAGCACCAGCTTCTTCTTGTGTAGCCAAACGCTCACCAGTTTTAGACCCGCCAAGTACAGCTTTAGCGGTCTTGCTTTGTTCAGTTAAACCCTTAACGTACTGAGAGAATTCGTTATATGCCTTTTGGTCATCAAAGGCATAACGAACCATCAGTTTCTGATTGTCAGACTTAAAGACTTGGCGAGAGAAATCACCGCCTTTGAAGTTACCAACACGCTTGTTAATGTCTGCCATCATGCCAAGTCTGAATGCTTCCTTTTCGTCAGAATTCATCTTCTTAATGTTGGCGGCGGCTTCCTTTGGGTCAATCTGTTGATACTTCTGACCCATCTCAAATGAACTCTTAATGCGTGAGGCATCAGCAAATTCAGCATTAGCCTTTGCATAATCATTATTCAATAATTTGATCTTGTCATTGAACTCATTTTTTACCTTGAGTACATCACGACCATAACCAGTTACCTTGCCAGTTACAGCATCAGTCTCCTTCTCTACGACACGATCTAGACCCATCTTGATCTGGTGAAGTATGTCTGTAGGTACTGATTGGGCATTACGAATGGCATCTAATTCAGGCAATGTTTGACCATAAACAGATGCACGTTTTTGTGCTTCTTCATAAGCCTTAACAAAGACGGGTCTATCTACATAAGTTCTGAATGGCTGTGCATCAATGGCAAGGCTGTAAGCCTTTGGATATGCAGCACTTGCTTTACTTGCTTGGTTCTCAGCCAGTGCAGTCAAATACTCATAGCCATTAACATTCTTAGCCAATCCAGCCTTGTCAACCAACCCCTGAACAATGTCATTTGGTTGGTCAATCATTCTTCCTTCAAGGAACTTCTCTGTAGCACCCTTGTTTTTAGATTGCACAATGTATGCGTTATAGGCTAAGTCATTCAGGTTCTTACCCAAGTCAGCAATAACGGGATTAGGTACACCAATGCGGCGCAATTCTTCTAATGCCGCTTGTGCTTCTTGAGGAGATAAGTTGTCCTTATCCAAGTAGTTGGCAAGCATCTTTGATGATGCTGTGGCTTGGTCACCAATGCCTGAAGCATTAAGAACATTCCTTATTACTGAGCCAGCTTTATCAATAACGATTGGAACAGTACCACCCAAAACACCACCAAAAATACCACCCATAACAGTATCAGAAACAGCATCTTTCTCAGAATATCCATACCCTGATAAAGCACCAGTAGCAGCACCAACAGCAGTACCACGACCAGCCTGACCCATTAATGATGTTCCTGTAACCAATGCTTGAGTCTCAGGTGCTAACTTTGCAACTTGACGAGCCGCACCAAATGGAACAGCAAAACCACCAGCTAACTCCAATGGAGTCTTAACCAGTGGCATATCCTCACCAAACTGCTTTTGTTGCGCCCGTAATTGATTTCGTTGACGCTCATAGTCAGCACCGCTAATAGAACCTGTACGCAATGCGGCTTCAAGTTCATCCAAAGTGCCAAAGGTCAAGCCTTGACCAAATGCCCTTGCTGACTCAGCAACAGGTGAATATTGGGTGTTTTCTTGAAATACTGAAGTTCGAGTTTCACCTTCAGCTAAAGGTAATTTTGTGTAGTCAGTCATTATGGCTTCACCCTTCTAGTCCCTTTGGGGTCAACAAAAATAGTTCCTGATGGATACTTTGGATTCTTTAGAAGTGCGTCAACATCTCGTTGCGTAAATGTTTGCGGCTCAAATCTCAATGTTTCAATTGGAACTTCAGGCAATCTAGCGCCAGCATTAACCCTACGTCTTTCAATTGCTTTTTGTGCATCAGATACTTTTCTAGCGTTAAGTTCAGCCAGTGTATTGATTGCTTTAGCGGCATCAACTTCAGATTCAGCGCCTTGCAACTCCTTGATTGATCGTTGTGCATCACCCTCAGTTTGAGTACCTTTATTCAAGCGTAAAGATTCATTGACAAGACGGGTCTTGAATCTCTCAAAGTCATTTCTAGCAACTACATCAGGGTCATTTGAACCAAATGCACTTCTAGCCGCAATAGATGCACGATCTTTCAATCCAAACTTAATATTGCCAGCCTTGATGCTGTTTACATAGTCATAAGCCTCAATAGCAAGATTCCTTGCAGCACTAGCATTGCCATAGTCAGCTTCTTCATCTTTAGCCAAGTCTGGTCTAAGAGGTTTATTGGCTTTTTCTTCTTGTTTTCTTACAACCTCATCCTGCTTCATTTGACGATTAAATGCAGCATTTTGTTGTGCAAGAGCATTATTAGATTGTGCGATTGCAAGATATGCCTGAGAAGTTTGAAGACCTTGTTGTTTATAGCTATCCATCAGTGCCTGATTAGATTTAATCTGAGCCTGATTTTGTTCAAATTGCTGAACTCTTTGAGTCATGTCAGTCAATTCTTTTACCTTGGCATCAACCTTCTCAGGGTCAATCATTCCCTTAGTCAAGCTGTTTGAATATTGAGTCGCAAGAGTTTGAACATTTTTAGGAATGGTTGGGTCTTGAGTAAATATCTTGAATGGGTCATCTTCAACTGCACCAGCCGCACCCAACTGACGCAAAGCAGGAAGAACTTTAGCTTGCTCAGATATAGCCGTACGACCTTGAGGGAATGAAAGCAGTTGAGCCTTAACTTGCTCATTGATAGTGCCATCAGGGTTCTTGAGTTGAGCAACCAATTCATTAGCCCTATTAGTCAGACCTTGAGCCTGCATACCCATACCACGCTCAGTAAGGTAATCAGTCAATTTATAACCCTGCAACTGCTGCTCTTGAGCCTGCTGCCTCACCTTCATCATCTCATTACGCAACAGGAAAGCAGCTTCTTGATCTCCACCTTGCAATGCTGCTTGAATGGCTTGAGCATAGGAGTCAGGGTTAGATGGGTCAATCATCCCAATCAACTGCTGACGCTGACTAATCTTTTGAAGCATAGGGTCTTGACCACCCAAAGCACCGCCAATAGCCCCACCAAGACGCTGACCAGCAAGGAAAGTCCCATAGTTAGCACGAGCCATTGGGTCAAGATTGGCAAACTGAATGGCTTGCGCCTGTTGTGCTTGCTGTTGAGCAAGTTGATACTGTTCAGGAGTGGTAAATAAACCGAGAATTTCTGATGCCATGATTATTCCTTAAATTTGTTGTCCATCATATGAAAATGTAGATGGTTTTCTATAGTATTGACCTTGCGCCGCTAAAAGATCATTTTGCGCTGGTGTCATTCCACTAGGTTGACCAAATCCACTGAACAAGTTTTCAAATCCAGTTTGCAGTCTTGGACTGTTAGCAAGTCCATATAACAAGCCAGCTTCAGGGCTAAATCCTGCACCAGCTTGTTGAGTTCTAGCCGCCGCCAGTCCGCCAGTTAACAATGTCTGACCAACAT